ATGCTGTCGATCATGCTTCGCAGCTCCGCGATCTCCACATTCAAGGTTTCCATCTCGGCGTTAATGCTCCGCAGTTCCGCTACCTCCGTAGCTGCCGCCCCTTTCGTTCCGAGTTCGGCCTTTCTTGCCTCTTTCTTTTCCAGCATTTTCTTAAGTTTGTTTTTCATAGATCGTCACCTTATCCCTTCATCAAGAGTAGATTTTTTAACTTCAATAGTTCCAGCTCGTCTTTCGAGTTATCCAACTGAGACCGGGCGTTCTCCAACGCCTGACGCGCATTATCCAATGCCGTCCGGTCACGAGCATTTATGTCAGTCCCGATATAGGCCGGGAAGTTGACAGCACTTACTTCAATGACTCTCTTAATTTTCTGAATGCGACGAGTCGGCATGTCCGATTCGAGGTCTTCCCACTTCTCAGCGTCGATATAAAAGATAAAAGACATCCCATCGATGTCTTTTCGCTTCACCGCGCTGTATAGCGTCCTGGCTTCGGAGTTATTCTCCGCGTCCAAGTTCGCCCTGATGTACAGCCCGGTTTCGTCCAGCTGCAGCTGCATTGTTGAATTGCTGTTGTTCCTCCTGCTCCTGGCGAGCGGAATTTTCATCAAATCGTGATTCGTGCAAAAAAGTACATCATCAAAATTGCAGCAATCGAAAGCTCCGCGTTCAATGATTTCGTTATACCACCCACCGATATTCGTTCGTTGGTCGTAAACGGCCGGATGCCCCTCGATATAGGTGCCGTCATCGACGGCCCTTATGTCAAGAAGACCGAAGCTGCGTTTGATCGGCTCGTCTTTATTGGGCAAGCTAATCATTTTGCTCATCGCCCTTCCCTCCATTCGTTGTCGATTTCCGCCCCATCTGGTAGGCGTTCGCTAGGTTCACATCAATGTAATTAAGCGACATGGTTCGCCGCGATCCCGTCCCATCCTCCAGCGGGGGAAACCCGAGAATAGCAAGCTTCTGATCGTCGGTAAGCAGCCCTTGTTCACCCGTTGTTTTGATCAGGTTGAGTTTTGCCGCCGTACTCAGAAACATCATGTTTTTATGATAAAAAACAATCTCATTCCCCATGTCCAATTCACGCGGGGTAAAGATTGTTTTGGAAAAAGCTTGCCCTAGTCCGATGACAAGCGGTTCGAGTGTGCTTTCGTAAAACGCTTGATATTGCTCGTCGGTATAATCCCGGGAAAGGATCGCCTGGGATACGCCATACCATTCCTGGGCTGTACTTCTTAGGAAAGAAAGCGTGTCTTTATCGACCATTTTCGGATCGATGTTGACCGGAATGAAGTCCCCCTTCAAATCAAGAGGCATAATGCCGGAATCACCGCTCATCATAAGCTTTTCAAAGCGCTCCCGCTCCGCTTTTTGACTTTCGTCATCCAGCATAGTCGCGATCTTAATAACGCCTCTGACCGACATGCTGGTCTTAATCCCTTTTTCCAGCCCTTGCAGAACGACGTCGTTAATCTGCAACACTTTCAATATTGCCGCATTGTCTGGCTGGCCGTTCTGCCCGCCGCCCATGATGTCGTTAACGGAAAACTTCTTCCGGATATGGATGACATCCGAATAGGGAAGGGTGAAGTTGTCTCCCGAACGAAAAAACAGTTTCACGAACAATGTACCGGCTTCGTCCTGTAAGAAATCGACTTGGTACGGATTTAAAGGGTACAACCCTTTGTACACCCGCGAATTGCTCTCGCTGTCCTGTTCATACATCGGGTATATGAATACGTTGTAGTTCAGATATAGGAGCCAAATGACTTTTTCGAGAAAGTCCCGTGTCGTCATCAGCTCGTTAGGGCCGAACTTGAACAGCCGGTTTAAATTACCCTTCGGCGTTACCTGCTTACCGGAGTTGTCATGACGGATATGCCGCGGCTGCAGCTTGCTGATTTCCGTCGCGATGATATCAATGCAGTTCTGCACGATATCCGAAGCGTAAATGTTATCCCCAAATTGCGAGAAGATCGGGATGTAACCATTCATCATCTTGGCCCGGATGTATTCTTTTCCTTTGTTGATCAGCCCCTTGAGGCTGGAGAGTAATGCCACTGTATCACCCCGCTCTCTTCACCAAATCTAGGAATTCCGTTCGGTTGTCGATATAGACTTTATAGACGAAGATCATCGTTAGCGTTCCGTCGATCTTTTTATCGTCCTTGCCCTGGATCTTCACCGGACGGATCTCCATCTTGCCGTTGACTTCAACGGCCGTATTTTCTAAACACCATCGATCGATCGGGTGCTTGTTGTAGTTGACCAGCTTGCTACGCAAGTCTGCTCCGAGGAGCTTCATCGGCTCGCTGAGGCTCCCGAATTCCTGGCTGATCCGAACCATATCGAATCCGTGTTCTTCCATTTCCTTCACCCAATAGATCGCGGACCATTTGTCGTATCCGATTTTATAAAACCGGATTCCGTAATCTTTAAACAGACGAACAAACCATTTGGTCACATGGCGAAAGTCGTTTTCGTTTCCATCGGAGACGGTGATCATGTCCAGCTCGGTCCACTTTTCGAATCGCTCTCGATCTTCCTTCGAGAGCGTCGGGATTTTGGATGCCGGAATAAAGTATCGCTGGATCATAAGCTTTTTCCCGTCCTTCATCAACAAAGCACGGGCCGATGCAAGATCGCCGGATTTGGAAAGATCAACTGCCCCGATTGCAAACGCTCCTCTGAACTGATCAATATCAAAGGAGTCCTCGCTTGCGATATCTTCGTCAGCTAACCAGGCAGCAGCATTGTTTTGCTTGACGTTGAAATCCTTTGCTAACACGAAAGCTCGCATTTCTTGGCTCGTCTTGGACTCTTCCACCATCCGGCGCAAGAAGCTCCATTTCTTGATCGTGCCAAGGCCGGGATTACTCTTCGTCCACGTTTTTTCGTCCTGCCAGATCTCACGGGGGTTGTCCTGCGTGTACATCCAAAGGAGCCAACGCGGGCGATCCAGCTCGCCGTCCAGCACTTGCCGCGCCTCGACCATCCGGCCATCCAAATAACCATCATTCGTAAATCCTTCCGTTGTCAGCTCAATATAAAGAGGCTCGTCCTGTGTGGATAGAGCCTGTCGGATCGGCATGACGGAAGTGTTGTCCTTCATCTCGTGGGCTTCATCGACTGCACCCACGCCAATGTTCCGGCCTTCCTTCGCGCCGGTCTTGGCCGATATTTTGCGTATGGAGCCTTTATTCCGGTAGCTGTATTTCCCTGTCCGGACAGGCTTTTTCGGATTGCCGAAGTAGATGCCCTTGATATTCTTTCGCGTTTTGAGGTCCAGTGTTCGGCTTTCCTCGCGCATCGAGTTGATCGCCTGGAACATCAAGTCCGCTTGCTCATAGTCGTTGCTCGAACAAAGAATCTTGATTCCTTCGGGGCCGCAGAAGAATTCGGCTAGGCATATCGCGCTTACGAGTGGCGTCTTCCCATTCTTCCGGCCGACCACGTATAGAATGTCCTGGTAGAGCCGCACCCACCGCCCGACTTCTTCGTCGTAAATCTTGAACGAATAGATCGCCTCGATGAACGCCTTTTGAAACAGCATCAGCAAAAAGGGCTTCCCGGAGAAAGGCGCCTCGTAGTGCTTGCACTGCGTCTCGATGAACTTGATCCGCTTGTGTGCTTCATCCAGCTCGAAACGAATGTCCGGATTATCGAAATGCGAAAGCAGGATGTCGAACATCTTTAGCAATTCTTGGCCGACGATGATCTTTCCGGATTTGCACTGTTCGATATATTCCAGCAAATGCGAATGCGGTAAAGCATTTATCATTCGAATTCACTCATATCGTCATCCAGCTCAAGGACATTTTTGCTTAATACGCCGTTAAGCGTCTTAATGACAACCGCATACAAATTCAGGTTTTTCAGATACTGCTTCGCTGCCTCGACCGGCCTTTGCTGTAAAGGATTTGCTGGATTAATCTGAACGGTCCCTGTCTTATCGATCACGCTTCGCAAAACGTGATTTTCGGAAGCCAGACAGGCAGCGTCCGCAATCAGCCCTTCAACGAGCTTCGCTTTGCTGGGATCTACATCGGCGAAAATCTCGGTCAACTTTGCATACTCACGCTGATACACATCCTTTTTTTCCAAAGTAATTTCGCCCTCCTCGAATTTCGAAATTTTTACCGTGTACCAAAATTGTGTCCCCTAGACGGTTATTAAAATGCTTTAGTCAACTAAAGTACCGGGGGGGGCGCTGCAATAAAAAAAGCGCTATGTGTTAGCGCCTGGCTTTGGAAGTTTGACTTCGGTTTTAATCTTAATTGTCCTATTAGTTAAATCTTGCATCTCGTCAATAAAATTTGAAATCAGCACGAATGACGGATGTTCTACGTTTAACCGAGCTGCGGTATCAAGAAATCCAAGGCAGATATCAGAAATCCACCAAAAACTCAGTTTAGTGTAAGCCTTATCTTCGTCTTTATCAAAAAATGAGATCGATACTTTTCCATCTGTTTTAAATGTTGTGTTAAAAAAAGTAGGTATAATATTACCATGAGCTGAATATGCGTTAATTGCATCTTTAGAAATCTTCATAGATTTGTTATATTTGGGGAATTTGCTCTCTAACCAATTGTATGATGCACTTAGTGCTTTTTTCGTATCTGCGGTCTTAAATGTACCGTCCTGCTGAATCGTACCAAAATACTTTTGCTCAGTAAATTCCATGCTGTATAGCGCTACTGCCATAGACTCGAGAGCGTACCTCAACATCATATTAGTTTGGATATTGTGTCCTCTTGCAGCAGAGAGCAGTGCTAAATTCATACTTTTTTGCACCTGCGATAAAAGATTTAAGAAGATCCACCGATTTGCATGAGTTTGTTTGTTGAAAGCCCAAAGTAATTTTATACAATCTTGGGCTGTTAAGAAAAAGTCCCCATACTCAATAGATGCTTTCTCTACTCTCCTTGCTTCTTCAATAGCTAAATCCACACTGTCAAACATAGACTCTCCTCCTACTACCATATTTCGGCGAAAGGAGGAAATTCCCTTTTTACTTACAATAAGAATCGAACCACTTGCTAATGTATTCAGTCCACTCATCTTGACGACTTCTTAAACTTTCGTCAACTATTAATCGTTCTAGACACTCTTCCCGGCTCGCTTCACAGAATACCAGTTCAGCTCCCAGATCTTCTGCGAGCCGATCGCGCTTGAACCTTTCGGCATAACCGCCTATGATCCATGCATTTCCCCATTTGCCAAGGCGTGTCCGGATATTGTCGATCAGCAGGCTATGCAAGCCGATAACATTGCTGAACAGTCCGTCCGGCTTGTCATAGGCTGGCAGCCCTGACACGGCTTCATAAAGCCTGTCCATATCGACGATGATATCGCCGCGCCGCATCTGCTGACGGACAAGCGTTTTCTTCCCGGCCATCGGAGGACCGTAGACCAAATAGACGTTCTTCCTGGATTGATAACCGAATCGCCTATGTTCCTGGTTGTGACAATCGCTACATACCAGCTCCACCTGTTCAGGGTTTAAGCTGATGGTATGGTCTTGGACATTCTCCGGCGTTAGCTCTATCTTATGGTGACCGATAATATCAATCGGTTTCGCAATGATGTGAGCGCATCTCTCGCACCTGTTCCCCCGTTCGGCGATCAGTCCCAAACGAAAGTT